GCGGCATTCCATTCGAGTGGCGCGCCTTTTTCGCCGAAATCCGCAACCTGCTGTGGGCCGTCCGCGACCACTGGTCTTACCGCGCTGCTGTGCGGATGAACGAGCGCTCACTGAAGAAGATGGCGACGGTCTCCCGGATGGAGAGCGACAAGCCTTACATCCAGACGGGCTTCGTCCAGCGCGGCTTGGGCTTCGGCTGGCGTCTCAACGACATGGGCGCCGATCTCAACCTGATCCGCCCGTTCTTCGAATTGATGCCTGTCTCGCTCGGCGTCGCCTTCCTGGGCGCGCCGCTCGACGTCATCATTGCCCGCAATCACGCCCGGCGTCTGGTCCCGGCCACGGCCCATGAAGATCGGGCCTTCCAGGTCCCGCTCATGCAGGAACCCATCCGGATCGCAAAGGAAGTTCTTCGTGCCAGAGGCGTCCGAACCATCGACATTGACACTTCCGGCGACATCGACGCTGCCAGAGCAGCGCTTGTTTCTTTTGCCTGCGAAGGCGCTGGTGACGCCGCGGCGCATGGATCTGGCGGTCAAGTGGCGGTTCTTCCGGCACCTGCGTGATGGAATCGATCCTGATGCGGATCGGATTTACCGCTGGCATATCGAGAAGCGCTCGGGATCGCGGATGGCGGCCGGCCTCACGACCGACAAGTGGAAGCGCTCGCTCGAAGACTACGTGCAGGCCGCGACCGACCTGTGGTTCTCGATGGCGAAGGGCTTCGACCTCGCGCACCGGGTGCCGATCGATCCGGATGGGGAAATCCTCGACGGGGCTCATCGGGTCGCTTGCGCCCTGATGCAGGGGCGAGAAGTGCCATGCGTGCTGCGGAAGACCTGGGCATGGGCGCCGGCCTGGGATGAAGAATGGTTCTCGCGCGCCGGCGGTATTTCGCTCGCCGATCTCTGCCGCATTGAAGTTGATTTTGAGGCGATGAAGGAATGACAGGCAGCGCTGATCTTGCCTCACTGGAACGGCTGATCGGCGGCCTTTCTCCGGCGAAGGTGGAAGCGCTGGCGAAGCTGCCGGGCATCCAGGAACGCGCGCGTACCGGCTTCGTGCTGACGGAGCGGCAGGTCGAGGCGCTCCAGCTGTTCCGGTCGGGCGCGACGCACTGCATGCTGTTCGGCGGCTCGCGCTCGGGCAAGACGTTCCTGCTGGTGCGGGAGCTGGTGGACCGGGCGGTCAAGTGCGAAGGCAGCCGCCACGTCATCATGCGCTTCCGGCTGAACCACGTCATCACCTCGGTCTTCATGGACACGCTGCCGAAGGTGATGCGGCTTTGCTTTCCGGGCGTCGTGGCCAAGACCGACAAGCAGATGTGGCTCTATCGCTTCGCCAACGGCTCCGAAATCTGGTGCGGCGGCCTCGACGACAAGGAGCGGACAGAGAAGATCCTCGGTCAGGAGTATTCGACCATCTACCTGAACGAATGCTCGCAGATTCCGTACGACTCCCGCGGCATGGCGATCACCCGACTGGCACAGAACCTCGGCCTGCCGCGCAAGATGTTCTACGACTGCAATCCGCCATCGCGTCGTCATTGGACGCATAGCCTCTTCATCGACAAGATCGACCCGGCGCGGCATCAGCCGCTGCGCAATCCGGCCGACTACGTCAGCCTCCAGGTCAACCCAGGCCATAACCGGGACAACCTGTCCCAGGAATACCTGCACGATCTGGACAGCCTCGATGAACGCAAGCGCAAGCGCTTCCTGCTCGGTGTGTTCTCGGATGACGACGAGACCGCGCTGTGGTCGCCGGAGGTGCTCGACAAAGGGCGCATGCTCGATGGCAAGACCCCGGAAATGCAGCGGGTCATCATTGCTGTCGATCCGTCTGGCTGCTCGGGGCCGGAAGACTTTCGCTCGGATGAGGTCGGCATCATCGTTGTGGGGCTCGGCACGGACGGCCGCGGCTATGTGATGGAAGACCTGTCCGGCCGCTTCGGGCCCGACAAGTGGAAGACCATCGTGGCTTCGGCTTTTGACAGGCACGATGCCGACGCGGTCGTGGCGGAGACGAACTATGGCGGGGCGATGGTACGCGAGGTGATGCGCACGGCGCGCCCCGACGGCCGCACGATCCCGTTCCGCGAGGTCACGGCCTCCCGCGGCAAGGCTGTCCGCGCCGAACCGGTGTCCGTGCTGTTCGAGCAGGGCAAGATCTCGATGGTCGGACATTTCGACGAACTCGAATACCAACTGTGCGCCTTTACAGTCTCCGGCTGGACCGGCGCCCGCTCGCCGGATCGCGCCGACGCCATGGTGTGGGGATTGACCGAACTGTTCCCGCGCGTGGTGCGCGCCGATGCGCGGAGTCGGCCGCCCCAGGTCAAGCTCGGCTATGCCAAACAAAAAGGACGACATTGACATGAGCGGCCTCTTCTCCTCGCCCTCCATTCCGCCGCCGCCCTCGCTGCCCAAGCCGGTGCGCATGCCGACGGAGACCGACCCTTCCATCCTCGACGCCGCCAAGCGCAACCGCGCCGCGGCCTACAATCGGACCGGCCGTCTCTCCACCATCATGACCGACAATCTGCAGAACACGGTCGGCTCGTCAGGACAGAAGCTCGGGGCCTGATCGCATGGCAATGGACGAACGCGCCCGCGAAGTCATGAAGATCGGAGAACACCTGTTCTCCAAGAAGCAGCAGATCGATTCCCTCAACCAGGAAATCGCGCTGAACTTCTATCCGGAGCGGGCCGACTTCACGGAAGTACGCAATCAAGGCTCGGAATTCGCCGATCACGCGTTCTCCTCCTATGCCTTCCAGGCGCGTCAGGAACTCGGCAATCTCCTGTCCGCCTCACTGCGCCCGCGCGGCCAAAAGTGGTTTTCACTCCACGTCGAGGATGAGCATCTCGACGCGGGCGATGAGGAACGCCTGTTCCTCGACCACCTGCGCGACATCCAATGGCGCGCGATGTACGACCACAAGGCGCAGTTCGTCCGGGCGACCAAGCAAGCGGACCACGACTTCGCCTCGTTCGGTAACGCGGTCATCAAGTTCGGCCCCAATCTTAACGCCGACGGCCTCTTGTTCCAGAACTTCCACCTGCGCGACTGCGCGTGGGCCGAGAACGCCGAGAACATGGTCGACGCGCTGTGGCGCAAGTGGAATCCCACGGCGCGCAATCTGGTCCGCCAGTTCAAGGACAAGGTCGCGCCACAGGTCATGCGCTGCTGCGAGAAGGAGCCAGAGAAAGAGATCAAGTGCAAGCACATCGTCGTGCCGCAGCGCATGTACGATTACCGCTCCAAGCGCACCAACAAGGAATTCCCGTTCGTCTCGCTCTACGTCGATTGCGAGAACGAGACGGTCCTGGAAGAAGTCCCGCTCAACTACTTCTGCTACAACGTGCCGCGCTGGCAGACCGTGGCTGGAAGCCAGTATGGCATCTCCATGGCGACCATGATCCTGCTGCCCGACGGGCGCACAATTCAGGTCATGGTGCGGACGATCCGTGAGGCGGGCGAGAAGTACGTTGACCCGCCGATGGTTGCCATCACGGATGCGATCCGCGGCGACATCGCGCTCTATGCCGGCGGGATCACCACGGCGGACATGGAGTATGACGAACGCCTCGGCGAGGTGCTGCGCCCGATCACCCAGGACAAGTCGGGATTCCCGATCTCCCAGGAACTCCTGGAAGCCATCAAGGGCGATATCCGCAAGGGCTTCTTCCTCGACAAGATCCAGTTGCCCGAGTCCGACAAGGTGATGACGGCGACCGAAGTCACGCGGCGGTTCCAGGAACACATCGTTGCCGTATCGCCGTTGTTCGAGCCGATCGAAGTCGAATACAATGATCCTTTGTGCGAGGGCGTGTTCCGCGTCCTCTCCGACTACGGCGCGTTCCCCTTCGACGCCATGCCCGAGTCCCTCGCCGGCATGCCGACCCGCTTCCGCTTCCGCTCGCCGCTCGCCGATATGGCGGAGCAGCGGGAGGCGGAAACCTTCGTCGATGTCTATAGCCGCATCCTGATCCCGGCCGCGCAAATCGACGAGAAGCAGAAAGCACAAGCGAACATGACGGTCGCCACCCGTGAGGCAATGCGCGCCGCCGGGTGGAAGGAGAAATGGTTCGCGCCGATCGAAGCGGTCGCGGAAGAAGGCAAGCGGATCGAGAAGCAGCAGGCCATGGCCCAGGGCGCGACTGCCATGCACACGGCCGGCGCCATCGCAGAGCAGGGCGGCAAGGGCATAGCGGCGGTCCAGCAGGCCATTGAGCCGCAGCAGGCGGCAGGCAAGCCGGCGTGAAGGCGGCAAGGGAAATCCGGTCCCCCGGCCATGGCAAGCCGACGGCCTACGCCATTCCGACCCTGGCGCAGGCGAGGGCGGTCCAGGCATGGGCGAAAGGCGAAGCCTCGGCGGACCAGCAGAAGACGGCGTTCCAGTGGGTCATCCGGCACGCCTGCGGGGCGGGACGGGACGTGTTCGCGCCGGGACAGCCGGACGTGACGGGATATCTCGCGGGAAGGCTTTCGGTCTCGTTGCAACTCGGGTGGATTCTGGGGCAGCCGGCGGAAGCGTTCAGGGCGAGCGGAGAGACGGATTAGATCGATATGGAAACCCAGACTACAGGAACAGAACAGACCACCATTGCAGCTACCGGCACGGCAGGCGCTACAGGTACGCAGGGCGGCCAGCAGGCGAATGGAACGGCGAGCAGCACGCAGACCAATGAGCAGACGAACGGTGCTGGAAACGCTGCGGCCGTAGGTTCTGAGGGCGCGCAGCAGCAGACCCAGCAGACCGAAGCCGTCAAACCCTACTGGGCCGAAGACTGGCGCGCAAAGCTCGCCGAGCATGCAGGTGCTGGCGACAAGAAAGCCATCGACCGCGAACTCAAGCGTCTCGAACGCTTCAACGATCCCCAGTCCATCTATGGCGCTTTCCGCGCCATGGAGAACACCTGGGCGACGAAGGGCTTTATCAAGAAGCTCGGCGAGAATCCCTCGGACGAAGACCTCTCCACCTTCCGCAAGGAGATGGGGATCCCGGAGAAGCCCGAAGAATATCTTGCCGATGTCAAGCTGGAGAACGGCGCGGTCCTGGGCGACGCCGACAAGCCTCTGGCGACCGCCTTCGCCGAAGTCATGCACAAGGCCGGCATCCCAAAAGAAGGATACAATGCCGCGCTGAACTGGTACTTCAAGAACCAGGAAGACGCCGCGGCGCAACTCGACGAAGCCGACGAGAGTTTCAAGGCGGAAGCCAATCAGGCCCTCAAGGAAGAGTGGGGGCCGCGCTTCAAGCGCATGATCAACGGCGTGTCGACGCTGTTCGACATCGCCCCCGGCGGCGCTGATCCGAACAACGAACAGGCCCTGTTCTCCCGCCTTCTCGGCGGCCGGACCGCCGACGGCAAGATGATCGGGAATGACCCCGATGTCATGCGCTGGCTTGCCGGTCTCGCCAATGAGCGCAACCCGATGATGAGCGTGGTCGAGGATGCCGGCGCCGGCGGCGTCGCTGCGGGCGAAACCCGCCTCCGCGATCTCAAGGCGCTGCGCCAGACCGACCCGAAACGCTACTGGAGCAAGGAAGTCCAGGACGAAGAACTTCGCCTGATCGGCGCAATCCAGAAATCCAAGAATCGGCCCTGACGGGCTGACACACCGCTTCCTCCGAAAGGAGGGAGTTTCACCCTACCGTTTGTGAAGCGCTCATGGAGGATGGCGCGGCCCTCTTTCTCTCGACGGAAAGAACGGGGCAACCCGCAATGCCATTGCTCGGAATGGGTCAACCGGAACGGACGGCATCTCCAACGCAAGGGATGCCGGAATGTCAACAGATCCCGCATTTACCACACAATATCGTCAGCAGCTTATCGCTGCTTTCGAAGAAGGGATGTCCTGGCTACGCCAGACGACGATCACTGAGGCCATGATTACGGGCAATCAGGCAGTCTTTCTTGTTGCAGGTTCCGGCGGCGCGACCGCTGTCACCCGCGGCATCAACGGCCTGATTCCCGCACGTACCGACGACAACGTGCAGAACACCTGCGCGCTGACGGAATGGCATGATTTGGTGCGGAAAACCCGCTTCAACATCTTCGCCAGCCAAGGCGACCAGCGCGCCTTGATGCAGTCGACCTGCCGCATGGTGCTCAACCGCCGTATCGACGCTGACATCATCGCGCAGTTCGACACGGCGACCGTGACCCTTGGCGCGGCCACGACGTTCTCCCTCTCTGTGGCGGCCAAGGCGCTGACCACGCTGGGCGAGAACGAAGTGCCCGTCGAGGAACAGGAGAACATGTGGGCGATCGCGACGCCCGCGGTTCGCGGCTACATCATGCAGATCCCGGAGGCGACCAAGATCGACTATGTCGATATGAAGTTCCTCACGGGGCCGGCGCGGCGCGTCATGCGCTGGGCGGGCTTCAACTGGATCTTCCATCCCAACCTGACCGGCGTCGGGACTGCTTCGGAGAAGTGCTACTTCTTTCACAAGAACGCGGTCGGAAGCGCCTTCGATTCAGGCGAGGGCATGAATACGGCCGTCGGCTATGACGAGGAGCAGGATTACTCCTACGCCCGTTGCTCGTCGTTCACGGGCGCGAAGCTCCTGCAGTCCACCGGCATCGTGCAGTTCCTGCATGACGCGTCGGCGATCTAAGGGAGGGCTGTAGAATGACTGTCTTCAACAAGAACCGGCTGCAACTCATCTTCCAGAGTGTGGCGGGCCCGCGTACCTGGGAATATTCCGACACCGGCTTGCTGATTGCCGATGTCCAGGAGGTCTCAGGGTTCTTCACCCTGGGCCGTGACTGCGGCATGCGCCATGGCGACCGGGTGTTCATCACTGAAGGTGATACCGGCCTCTTCGTCAATACCGCCAACGGTGTTGCCGGGGGTGAAAACCTCGGTGGCCGCAGGCAGTATTGCGGGACCGTCTTCTCGCACACCGATACTGGCGGCACCCAAGTGACGCTTGGTCAGGTCGTGCTGATCGGCGACACTTCCTGACAGGTCTTGCCGGCCTGACAACGGCGGGCGGCTACGGCCGCCTGCTTCCTCAACTGAAAGCAAACCGACATGGCTCAATCCCCACAGGCAGCCGCTGCCCATGCGGCGGAAGTGACGCGCAGCGCTGCCGCGCATGCCGCTACGCATGCCGCCGACGTCGCCACGTCCAACGAATTCCGCTCCCAGGCGACCAAGGTCGCGATCGAGGCGGCCTATGTGTCCGGCCGTCTCGTGCGGACACAGCCATTGACCTATCGCGCCCTCGCTCGCGCCGGCCTCACCTAAGAAAGGATCTGTCCATGGCAGACGAAACCGCTCCCAACACGCTGCCCGCCGGGCATCAGTATTTCATGCCGGTAGGTTCCGGCCACGGCTATGGCCGCTGGGAAGTGACGCAGCCGGTCGGACATACGTTCGAGGATCTGCTGCGCCCGGAATACTGGTCGCATCATGCGCGCAAACTCGGTCCCGATCCGATGACCGGCCGCAAGAGCGCGCTCGGCTCGATCCTCGAAATCCGCACGGAGGATCACAGCTACTACGCCGAACTCTACGTCCGCGACGTCGGCGATCGTGCGCTTGATGTGCGCGTCTCGAAAGAGCCGATCGCGCTCGGGATCCAGGGCGAAGTCGAGACGCGGAAGTTCAAGACCCGGCTGAACGCCTCTACGCGCAAGAAGGACATCATCCGCAAGGTCGACGGCGTCGTGGTCGGCACAGCGCCCACCAACGAGGCGGCGAAGGACTGGATCGACAAGACCGAGAACGAGAAGGCGATGGCCTGATGGCGGTCAAACTTTCAGTCTGGAACGCGACCCTGCGCGAGCTCGGCCACCGGCCGCTGGAAGACACCGGCGAGCCGGTGGAAGCCGGCCGGCTGCTGACCGCCGCGTGGCCCGAGGTGCTCCAGGAGGCGCTGGAAGCGGGCTCCTGGAATTTCGCGACGGAGACCATCAGGGCTGACGCGGATACCGGCGTGACGCCTGCGTTCGGCTTCCACAAAGTCTTCGCAAAGCCTTCCGACTGGGTCCGCACCGTCGGCGTCTCGGAAGACGAGTTCTTTTCGCTCCCGCTGATCCACTACTACGACGATCAGACGTTCTGGTCAGCGGATAACACGCCCATCTATGTGCGGTATGTGTCCAATGATACCGGGATGGGTCTGGAACTGACGCGATGGACGGCGTCATTCCGGCGCTTTATCGAGTTGGAACTGGCCGCGCGGATTGCCTACAAGATCGAGCAAAGCAAGGTCGATGATGTGAAGAAGGATCGGGACAAGGCGCGCAGGACCGCACTCAATCATGACGCGATGAATGAATCCCAACCCAAATTCGCGCCGGAGGGTTCGTGGAACAGCGCGCGGGCGGGACGCTTCGGCGGTGGGCGGCGCGACCGCGGCAATCGCGGTTCATTGATCGGATAAGGCTTCCATGGCCCGCCAAAATATAGGATTCCTGGCCTTCAATCGCGGGATCCTGTCCCCAAAAGCGCTTGCCCGCGTCGACCTTGACCGCACGCGGCTGTCGGCTGAAACCTACACAAATTTCCTTCCGAAGTCTCAAGGCGCAATGCGGCTACGCCCAGGCTCGAAGCATCTCGGCTCCAGTTTGTCCGATGCCATCGCGCAGTGGCTGGAATTCATTGCGGCGACCGATGACGCTGCGCTGCTGGAAATGACCAGCGGGATAATGCGCATCTGGATCAATGACGAGTTGCTCGGGCGGCCGAAAGTCGACACCACGCTGACGCTGACGGATACGGGATGGTCGAATACCTCGACGGGCGGGATCGTTGCTACGGGAGGTGCGGATCAGATTCCAACAATGACGGGGCCAACGACGAGCGGCGTCACGATTTCATCGTCACAGCCCTATAATTCTGGCCCGCCGTTCAACTTCGATTTCGCGCCATCCTGGCAAGCTGCCGATGACGATATTTCAATAGACTGGATCGACACTGGCACGACGACAGCGTGGCAAGTTGACTTCGGGTCTGGCGTCACGAAGGCGATCAAGTCCTATTCGCTGCGCGCAAGCAGCGACGCCGGCCGGCTCGATGACATGCCAAGTGCCTGGCAGTTTCAGCGCTCGCCAGACGGCAGTTCGTGGACGACGGAGGAAACACGATCGGCACAGACCGGCTGGTCTGTGAGCGAGAAGCGCAGCTACAGCCTCTCCGATACTGGAGCAACGGCGGCGCGATACTGGCGCTTCAACATCACTGCCAACAACGGCGATGCCGGCTTTACGACTGCCGCCGAAATCGAGATGTTTACGACGGGGGCGGCCTCACAGGTCACTGTCGCGGGCGGCCGGCGTACCTTCAATGCCACGTCCATTGGCGCGCTCGCTCGCGCCGAAAAGCGCGTCATCGTATCGGACACCGGCACTGAACATTCGCTCGCCATCAGGATCGATCGCGGCCCGATCACGTTGCGGGTCGGCTCGACCCAGCGCGACGACGATTATGTCCGCGAGACGATGCTTGGGACCGGCTACCACAATCTCGCCTTTACGCCGTCGGGGAATTTCTGGGTCACGCTGCAATCTTCAGCGACGGTTGACCGCATCGTTGGATCACTGACGATCGGGGATAGCGGAACGGTCGAAGTCACGACACCCTATGGCGCGGAAGACCTCGACCTGATCCGCTACGACCAGTCGGCCGATGTTGTCTATCTCGATTGCGACGGCGTGCGGCAGCAGAAGATCGAGCGGCGCGGGACGGGGCGGTCATGGTCGGTCGTCAATTATGAACCGGATGATGGGCCGTTCCTAGGAGCGCGCTCGACGGCTGCGAAGCTGCGGCCGGGCGTCATCCATGTGACCAACACCACGATCACCTCCGATGTTGGTTTCTTCACATCGGATCATGTCGGGGCGCTGATCCGCATTTTCCACATGGGCCAGCGCTGGTCGGGACATCTCGGCGCTGTCGATGCGGTGACCGACGCAATCGCAATGACGGGAGTCCACGACACAGGCACGGCATATATCGACAACGAACGGGTGCTTTACATCGACGTCGATGGCACGTGGTCCGGATCGGTCGCAATCGAACGATCAATCGATGGCGCAGATGTCGGCTTCAAACGTGCACCGTCTGGCATGTTCGTAGGTGGTGACAGCGATACCGGAATTGCAGAAGACACTGGAACGGCGCAGTTCATCGTCGATGACGATGACGACAATCTCAAGGTCTGGTACCGCGCCCGCATGACGAATTACATGTCCGGCGCGGCGCACGTCCATCTCCATTTCGGCAGCGCTGGAACCGGCGGCAAGACCGGGATCGCCCGCGTTACCGGGTTCAATTCGAATACCGAAGTCGCCGTGGAAACGCTTTCGCGCTTCTCCGATTCCGGCTTTTCCGACAACTGGCAGGAAGGCTACTGGTCAGAGCGCCGCGGCTTCCCCTCTGCCGTCGCGCTACACGGCGGACGCCTCGCCCACGCGCAGAAAGGCAGCCTGTTCCTCTCGGTCGCCGATGACTATGAGAGCTTCGACCAGGAGACGGAAGGCGACGCTGGCCCAATCATCCGGACGCTCGGGAGCGGTCCGGTCGATTCCATCCACTTCATGGTCTCGCTGCTGCGGCTGATCATCGGCACGGCAGGAGGCGAAATCACGGCGCGGTCATCCTCGCTCGATGAGCCGCTGACGCCCTCCAACTCCAACGCCTCCATTCCCTTCTCCACCCGCGGCGCCGCCCCGTTGCGCGCCGTCAAGATGGACACACGGGCGATCTACGCGGACCGTTCCCGCCAGCGGGTGACAATGGCCGGCGCCCAGGGGCAGGGCCTCGGCGACTATGACGCCATGGACCTGACGCTGTTCGTGCCGGATCTCCTGCAAGCCCGCGTATCCTCCATCGCGATCCAGCGCCGTCCGGACACGCGGGTTCACTTCGTGCTGGAAGATGGCCGCGTCGCCCTCTTTACCTACGAGCCGCAGGAAGAAATCGCCTGCTGGACAATGTACGAAACGGCCGGGACCGTGGAGAAAGCCATGGTGCTGCCGGGCGTCGGGGAAGACGCGGTTTACTACCACGTCAACCGCACCATCAACGGACAGACGAAACGCTTCCTTGAAAAGTGGGCACGAGAGGACGAAAGCGAGGGCGATACCGGGCTGTCGTATCTTGCCGACTGCGCGGCGCGGTACAGCCAGCAGAGCACCGTGCTGTTGCATTTCGATGGGACAGACGCGGCGACCACGATCACTGATGACGGCCTCAACGGGGCATCGCGCACATGGACCGTCGGCGGCAATGCCCAGATTGACACCGCGGCGAGCAAGTTCGGCGGTGCATCGCTGCTGCTCGACGGGACCGGCGACTACGTTACGACGTCGGACAGCGATGATTTCACGCTCGGCACCCGTGACTGGACGATCGATTGCTGGGTCAACCGCAATACGTCAGGGGTCGTGACACGGATCTGCGGGCAGTTCCCGGCGGACAGCGCAACAGCCAACACGTCGTTCAGGATCACGTGCAATTCTGCAAACGTGTTCGCAGCCTCTGCCTCCGTCGGTGCGGTGGATTTCACGGTCACGGGGACGACGACGATCACGGCGGTTGGTTGGCATCACGTCGCCTTCGTGCGGACCGGGAACGTCCTCAAGCTGTTCGTCGATGGCATCCAAGAAGGCGGCGACGTCGCCATTACCGGATCGATCAACGACTCGAATGCACGCCTGTCGGTCGGCCGCTTCGGCGACGTTACCGGCAACGAATGGAACGGCTGGATCGATGAATTCCGCATCGCCATCGGCATCGCGCGATGGACGGCGAACTTCACGCCACCGACGGCGGCCTCAGTTGAAGATGACCGTGTGGCGGTCCTCGCTGGTCTCTCCCATCTTGCAGGCGAATCCGTCGTCGTGTGGGGCGACGACACCGGCCAGAGCTATCCCAGCAAGGACTATTCTCCCGACGTGAACGGCGTGCAGACGACCTACGTGGTCGATACCGGAACTGGCACGGTCACGCTGTCGGGGACGGATACCGTGCATCATGCCGTTGCCGGCCTGCCCTATTCCGCCATCTGGAAATCATCCAAGCTCGCTTACGCGGCGCAGGCGGGCACGGCGCTGGCGCAAATGAAGCGCACGGACAAGATCGGCTTCGTGCTTTACCGGTGCCATAACGATGGCCTCCGCTTCGGAGCCGATACTGGCCATCTCGACCCGCTCCCGCGCATCTCTGACAAAGGCGGCCGGGTCGATCCACGCAAAGTATTCGAGACTTTCGATGACGTCAGCATGCCGTTCCCCGGCTTGTGGTCGACCGACTCCCGCATCGTCCTCAAGGCCAAGTCGCCGCGCCCGTGCACGGTGCTGGCGGCCATTCCCAATGTCGACACCAAGGAGAAGGTTTGAGCCGATGGAAGGCAAGCTCATCATCCGCCGCGCCTCCAAGGCCGATATCGAGGCCTTCTCGCCGATGCCCCACAAGCCGACGCTGCTGGCCTGGGTCGGCGAGATCGACGGCCACCTGATCGGTCTCGGTGGCCTGAGACGGCTCCAGGATGGCCGCTGGCTGGCCTTCCTCGACCTGACCGACGAGGCCCGCCCCTACAAGATGCACATCATGCGGCAGGCCTTGCGCATGCTCGCCAAGGCGAAAGAGATCGGCGTGAAGTACGTCTATGCCCAGCCTGATCCCTGCGAAGAGAAAGCGAAATACTGGCTGGCGCGGCTCGGTTTCGCCCCTGATTCACGCACGCCCTCGGTCTGGAGATGGAGCGCCTGATGGCTTTCCTTGCGGCTCTCGCTCCCCTTGCTACGATTGCCTCTACTGCCCTGACGGCGGCCGGCACGATTGCTGCCGGCAATGCGGCCGCCGCGCAAGGAGAAGCGACGAAGAATGCTTCTGAGTATCAGGCCAAGCAGCTTGAAGCGCAGGGCAAGGAGCAGCAGGCGGAAGCGCAGGTCCAGGCGCAGCAGCTTGGTCGCCAGAAGCGGCTGGCGCTCTCCAGCCTGACGACCAATGCCGCAGCCTCGGGCTTCTCCGCAACCGATCCGACCGCGCTCGCGCTCTCCGATGAGATTGCCAAGTATGGCACGCTCCAGGAACAGACCGCGATGTACGGCGGCGCGCGAGCTCGGCAGGGACTCGAGACCAATGCAGCCGGCCAACGCTACTCCGGCGAGATCGCGGACATCCTCGGCAAGTCCAAGCAGAGTTCCAGCTATCTGAGTGCGGCCGGAACGATCCTCGGCGGCGTCTCGACGATGGCGGGGCGTTATGGCGGGGCGCTGCCGCAGACCGGGCCGACCGCTGGCCGCGTGTTTTCCAGCCCCTATTTCTACGGGTAAGATGAATGGCAAAGCTTCCCACCCGTGAATCCCTTGGCGGCCTGCCGCGCACCGGCGGCAGTCCTGGGATTTCGCAGCTCAATGTCTCGGGCATCGAGAGTGCAGGGTCGGCCATTGCAGCCGGCGCGGCGAATCTTGGGAAGGGCGTCGAGAAGATCGGCGATGTTGGCTATGACTATCAGAAGAAGCGGGAGGATTACGAAGCTGAGAGCGGCTTTCAACAGTTCCAGTGGAACGAACTCAAAGGCCTCGACGCCGCCAAGCGCAACATGCAGCCGGGCCAAGCGGATGATTTTGGGAACGTGTATACGGAAGGCTATCGCGATCGTGCGAAGCAATTCTTTACTTCGATCCCGGAGCGATTGAAGCCGCACTACGATGAGAAACTGTTCTCGACCGAACGCTCGCTCTACGGGGCTGCCACTGAGTTCGGGCGGACCGAACAGAAGCGCTATTCGCTGGAAGACCTGTCCACTAAACTAGAGACGATCGCGCGCCCGCGCGCCCGCGAAGGTGACCTCGATGGGGCGACCGAGAACTGGGAAAAGCTGGTCCGCTCAAATCCCAGCCTGACGCCCATCGAGGCGGATGAAGTTATCCGCCACGGCAAGAAGAAGCTCGCGCTGTCCCATCTCTCCGGACTTCCGCCGGAGCAAGTCCATGAGGTGCTGGGCCGCGCCGCCGCGCGGGCGCCGGGCGCGCTTCCTGGTGTCGCGCCGCTCCCCGGCGAAGATGTGGGGACTGCGGCTGGTCTGCCGCCGGCCACTGCGGAGTTCTTCCGCGCGCGCTCCAGCGGCCGGGTGGAAGGCCTCGACCCGGAGTTCGGCGGCCGGCTGGCGCAGGCCGCGCAGGCCTTCGAGGCGCAGACCGGAAGCAAGGCGCGGTTCTCCGATCTCAAGCGCTCGACCGAAGAACAGTCGGCGCTCTACGACAGGTACCGGCGCGGCGAAGGCGGCCTCGCTGCGCCGCCCGGCCACTCGCGCCATGAAGGCGGATATGCCGCCGACGTGCCGCGCGGGCCCTTCCTCGACTGGCTCCATGACAATGCGGATCGTTACGGCCTGGAGTTCTTGAAGGGGGCAGCCTTCCGGGCGGATCCGGTCCATGTCCAATTGGCCGGCGGGCGGCCGTCGATCGCGCCGCCCGATGCCGGGACGGTGGCGCTGCCGGCCGGCGCGTCGGCGCTCTCCACGCTGACCGACGAAGAGCGGCAGCACGTCCTCGACAAGGCCTCCGGCGACCTCCGGGCCGATTACGGCCAGTCCTTCCTCCTGGCCGCCACAGGCGACGGAAGACTCGGCGAACGTTCCGAAATCGAAAACAACAAGGCGTTCAACGATCGCGACCGCGTCGCCACGCTGCGCTCCTACGACACCATCGCCAAGACCCTGCGCGGCAAAGAGAAGAAAGCCGATACCGAACTCTCGGCGGTCACGAAAAACGAATATGCCGCCATCATCGATGCGGCGCGGCAGGGCGATGGCGTGATGCCGACACGGGAAGAAATCGAAAGTAATTCGGAACTGACCCGCGCCGATAAGAACGCGCTGCACACGCATCGCGAATCGTCGGTCCAGATGATGGGCCAGAAGCAGTCGGAAGACCGCAGGCAGCAATACGATCTCGCCATCACCAACGCCAAGGCCGGGCAAGGCGATCTGATGCCGCGGAGCGAGATCGAGAAAGATCCCGACCTGTCCGATTCCCACAGAATTCAGGCACTCAAGGAATGGGACGCGGCGTCTGGCAACATCATCAAATACAACAATTTCGAGAACCGTGTCACCAGCGGCGGCGCGATCAATCCCTACAATGAAGACGATCGCAACGGTGTCGATCAGCTTTATCAGAAAATCGGAGCCGTTGCCGGGTCTCCCCAGGAAGCGCTGGATTTCGTGGTCGCCAAGACCGGGATGGTTCCGAAGTCGGTGGCATCAAGCTGGCGCGGCGACCTCGTCTCAGGCGACCAGACGCGTGCCGGCGCGGCGCTGGCCCACATGGGCAACCTGGTTGCGGACCCGAACAAGCCGCAAGTGTTCTCGGGCCTCCCCGGCGAGAAGGAACTGGAGTCGGCCGGCCGCAAGTTCAATCACTTCACTAGCGATCGCGGGATGTCTCCTGAAGAGGCGACCCGCAAGATCATCGAGATGGAGACGCCGGAGTACAAGGCCAAGCTGACGGCCAAGATCAAAGGCGAAGACCTCAGCGAAATCGTGAAGAAGAACGTCACGGTCGATGACCTGCGCTCGGCCTATGATCCATCGTTCCTTGGACTGGCGCGCAATCCCGCCGTAGCGTTCGAACCGAAATCACGGCTCGCCATGTTGCGCGACTATGAGGAAGCCTTCCGCGAAGAATACCTGGAGCACGGCGATGTCGAGCTAGCCAAGTCCAATGCGCAGAAAGAAACCAAGAAGACATGGGGCGTGAGCGCGGTCAACGGCTCCAAGGTCGTGATGCGCTACCCGCCGGAGCGCGCGCCTGCTTTTCGGGACATCGAGAATGCCGGCGAGCGGATCTCCGCTGATGCTCTGAAATCCATCAAGGACGAATACGGCTACGACGCCGACCGCTCGACGCTGCGCCTGGAGCCGCTTCCGGGCCAGACCACAAACAAAGCTTCGCAATATTCGTACCTGGGCGAACGTCCAGGCTATCGCCTGTGGTGGAACGACAAGAATGGCGTAGCCCAGACCGCGCCGAAGCCGTTCTGGCCCGACGCCAAGGCCATGAAGCAGAAGCAGACCGAAGAGCGGGGACGGGCGTTCGAGTTGCAGAAGGGCGCGAGCGAGACGCTCCAACAGATCGAGCAGGGCGCGGGCGGCGTCCAGCCGGCTACGACACCTTTGACGCCAGAGGAAAAGACTAGCAACGCCGCTGGCTTCAATGACACCATGGATAAGCTCACTGCCGGGCCGCGCAACATGCTGGGCAACATCGCCAAGCAATGGGGCGCCCGTCGGCCGGCCCCGACAGCCTCACCCACAGCGCTGCCCGAGGCTCCCGCGCCCGGCCCCGACGCGAGCGGGTACTGACCATGCCGTTCGGCGAAGTCGAAACCCAACTTCCCAGTGACAGCGTCAACGGTCTACCGGCGGATTTCTCCGTCACGCCGACGGAACAGAAGCCGGCCGGCGAACGTCCGGCATGGTCCGACGTCATCGGCCGCACGTTCGAACAGGAAAACATCCTGGCCGGCGGCTACCGGGCGTTGACGCAGGGCGCGTACGGCCCGGATGATCCGAACTTCAACGCATTTGAAGCCATCAAGGGCACGCCATATGAGGCCTCCTTTGGCAGCTTCGTCGACGTGCGGAACGAAACGCATCTGAACGCCGTCAAGCGCCGTATCGACCGGGAGCAGGAGGACCACAAGATCCTCGACGCCGCGCCGTGGTGGATGACGCTGCCGGCGGGACTGCTGGCCAACGGGACCGATCCGACGAACTTCCTTCCCGTCGGCGGGGCTTTCGTCCGGGGCGCCAAGGGCGGTTTCCAACTGGCGCGGTCCGCCGGCTCCGTGGCGGTCAATGCCGGGGCCGGGGCGGCGCTCCAGGAAGGTTTTCTCCAGCGCCAGCAGGAACTGCGTACCTGGGAGGAAAGCGCGGCGGGCATAGGCTCCTCCGTCGTCCTGGGCGGTCTGATCGGCGCGGGCGGGGCAGCGGTATTGTCGCGGGCGGAAACCCGCTCCTTCACCCGCAGCATCGATCGCGATCTTGCACGCATCTCGCCTCAATCCATCCGGGAGAATCCGGCAACCGCCCCGGTCTATGAGGACATGAAGTCCCAGCTTCTCTCTGCTCCGAACAAGCCGGCCTGGCTGGATGAAGACTATGCCGACAAGGTTGCAACGCTGACAGCGGCTAGATATCAGGCGAGGGCGGAACGGCTCAATCAGGGGATAGAACGCTCTGGAGAAGCGCCGCCGCCGGCAACGCCGCAGAGAATACCACCGTCTACTGAAGTGGTAACTACAGCGCGCGACGAAGGAAACGGTCAGACTTTATTTTATGGCTGGAAATCGGACGACGGGCGGCTTTGGCGAGGCACGCTTCTTGATGACGGGACATGGGAGGAGCATTGGCTTGTCGAGACTCGTGACGGTGACCATCTTTGGAAGACCCACGCCGCGCAAAATGAAGACTTTCCAAATTTTCGAAGTCGAGATGCAGGAGCGGAATATGCGGCAAATGATTTGCCGAAGGGCGCCACCCCAATCAGTGAGGCGGCGCCTAAACGAGAACCTGTAACTGCATACGGTCTCTATCGGGGAGAAGGCGTCGGCGTCAGGCAGGGCGTGAATCCGGAAGGGCCGGCGGGAATCGAGATGCGGGGGCCGACTGCGCCGCAGATCTTCGATCAGCCGGAACGAGTATTCACTCCCTCAACGCAGGGAGAAATAATACCGCGCGCAATCGAAGATAAATACGCTGGGATAGATTACATCAGCCGTATCGGCAAAGGTGAAGCCGATGTTCCTTCCGTTGACGATCTTTCTAGGCTGATGACGAGCATCAGAGATGCGGAGCGCGAACATCTAGGTCTTGACGAAGCAACGTATAAGAGACTTCAGCGACTAAACCGAGAAATAGACGAAGGCAGCGACTCGGC